TAANTCGGTTAGCTACCTTTGGTTCAAATGCTGTGAAAAATATTTCGTTAGGATCTAATACTGCCATTTTTGTGTTATTTTATTTTGTTATAAATATTATTATCTTTCATTTTTATACCGGGAAAGTAGCTCCAGTTGGTAAAATGTTAAAGTCTAGGTAAATAAATTCAGCTGTTTTAGTTGGTTGTAAATAAACTGCACCAATTAATTCATTTCTATCAATTACATCTGGTGTATTGTTTGAATTATCCATTACAACTTTAAATGCATATAAACCTTGTCTTTGTTGAACTGATTCTAAGTAAGGATTAACTTGACTTAAAAATGTATTTCTTGTAGCTGCTGTATTTTGTTCAAATACTAATGTATCAGCGATTTGAGAAATATAATTTTTAAGAGTAATTAATAACCTTCTTACATTTACTCTATCTAAAGCACTTGCTTTAGTTTGTAGTGTTTTTTGTCCAAATACTACTATTCCTTGTCCTGGGAATGAAGCTATTGGATTTACTTTTCCAGTATATAAAGTATCTCTATTAGTATTAGTTAATTTTCTTTCTGCTTGATTAACTGCTCCTAATCCACCTCTATTAATACCTGCTGGTGCAAACCATGGTTCACCTGCTCTATCATTATAAGCATAAACACCTGGTATCATTGTTGAAGTTGGTACCCAAACTAATTCTCTTGAATCTGGGTCTATTACTTGTAACCATGGCCAGTAAGTTGCAACATATGATGAATCGACTGAAGCTGCTTGACCAGTTATTTGTGTTATTGAAGAATTATAATTAACTAAATCTCCTACAAATATTGCATCTCCTCTTGTTTCACAATTTGATTGAATTGTTGTCCAACCTTGTCCTGTAGCACTATTTGCTAATATTAAACCTGGAGCTGTAATTACATTGTATCTAAAATCATCTCTATTAGCTAATAAATTAATTGCTGTAGTGTAATCTGTACCTGTTACACCTTGAGAATCTGTATTATTAATTTCTTGATAGTATTTTGAAGGAGTTCCACTTCCAGTAATATCACCTATTCCTCCACCAAATGTTCCATTAGAAGCAATTGGAATAGAACCTGTAAATTGTGACTTAGGACTTCCATTATTATCAAAATAATTTGGAGTTTGCATCTTTACTGATTTTACTCTTACATATCTTGAAGCATTTGGAAAAGATCCAGATGATTGTAAATAAACATCAGTTCCTGATCCTCTTACTGTTTGTATTTGATCACCAATTACTTTTGAAACATAATTAGTTGCTAATGGATCTAATGATAAATTTGAAAATGTTTCAACTACTGCTTTTGAAGTTGTAGTATCATTACCTTGTCTAACTACTAATGAAAACACACCTGATGAAGTACTTGGGTTTGTTATTTCCCACCTAAAATTATCTACTGTTCCATTAACTAATGTACCATTTGCTCCTGTAGCTCCTGCACTATTCATTACATTACCATCTGCTAATGTTTCCAACACAAAAGCTTCCTCATTTATCATATCATCAGCTGTTAATGTTACTACTACATCAGAAGCTGAACCTATACTACCTCCAGCAAAAGTTAAAACATCTCCTACGTTATATCCTGCTCCATCTGTAGCAACAGTAATTGATGCTAATTCTGAAAATAAATCAGCAGCAGCTAATGTAATTACTGCGTCAGTTCCAACTCCAACTGAAGCACCTGTATTTAATGATGCTGAAGGGATTGTAATTGTTTCACCAAAAACAAATCCTGAACCTGTTGAAGCTGTATTTTTAGCAGCAACGGCACTAATAGTAGTAGGATTAGTTAAGGTAAGTGTTAATGTTGCTCCTGTTCCAGAGATACTTCCAACAACGGAAACTTCATAATTTCCAGCTAAACAATCTGCAGGTTGAGTAACACTAGCTAGTAAAGAAGTATCAACTAATTTACCACTTGCAGATGATAAAGTAATAAGAGACGATCCTATTGTAGTTGGCGTTCCTCCAGTAACTGATGGAGTTACTGTATAACCTGCTGCTACTACTGCTCCACCTTCACCTCCACCTCCTGCTGTTGATGAAAGTAAACTTTGTGGAGTAACTAAATTTCCAGTTTCAGTTGCACTTTGAATTAGTGATGAAGAAGCTGGACTAAAAGCTCCTGGAGTTACTCTAGTTACTAACAATGTACTTCCTCCGTTTTGGAAATAATTATAAGCTGAAATAGATGTAAAATATGTAAACTGATTTGATCCACTTAAAAATGTACTACCAAAATTAGCTAAATATTCTGAGTAGCTAGTTACTAATCTAGGTATATTTTCTTGGCCTTTTACTGTTGGTCCAATAATTGCAGCTCCTGCTTGTATAGGACCTGCTGTTATTTGTGATTGGTCGTTTTCTCTTGCTAAAACACCGGGTGATATTAATACTTCTGCCATTTTATGTTATTTTATTTTATTATAAATATTATATTTTTTTTTAAAAACTATTCTACTGGAGTAAATTCTCCTGTTTCTAAAGAAATATTTCCTTTACCATATTTTTTTTCTAAATCTAAAGCTATCTTTGATTCTTTATTTTGAATCTCTAATAATTCTTCTTCTAAATTCTTTTTTGTTCTATTAAGATTCATCATAGTTATCTCAACATCTCCTACCTTTCCTACTAAAATTTGAAAAGATTCTCTTACTTCTTTTATATTTTCAATTTCTTTTTTAGTTAAAACTTTTACTTTTGACATTACTTTTATTTTTGATTAATAATTATTTTTATTTTCAATTATACATATTAGTAAATTAGTTAAAAACAAAAATTATTTTATTATTCTTGTGAGGGGTTTGGGGGAATTCTATTTGTATTTATTCCTACAGAAGGTACTCGAGTTGATGGAGGATCAATATAATTTACATTACCTGTATGTGGAATTTCAATTCTATTAGGTGGTGATTCTTCTACACTGTTTATATTACTTACCATTTCACTATTAAATGTAATTGAAGATTTAGAGTTATATTTTTTTATTGATGATAAATCTTTTTGAAGTATATTAGGTACAATATACCCATACATTTTTATACTAAAAGTACTTTTAACTAATCTATCTTGATCAGATGGCATTTCAACATTAGTTGCTACTGAATCTATTCTTGCTCTAAATTGATATCTTTCAGGATTACCCCAATATGAATCAGATGCATAATTTATAGCTTCTACTATACCATTCATTTGTTCTACATAATAAGTAGAAACAATACAATCATAATTTAAAGTTACATAATCCGGAACAACAACTGCATACATATTTTTTGTCGGTTTTCTATTATTTAGAATATTAAATTTATCATAAGTATTTTTATTACTATAAGATTTTTCATATACTCTATAATTATTTGGAAAATTAGCATCTAATTTATTAGTAACATTTCTATTTTTTTCAATATTAGTTCTTTTAAATGTTATTAAAGGCATCATTATTCTTCCTTTTCTATCTCTAAAATACCCATCTTTTTGTATTTGATTCCATCTTTCTGAATCAGCATAAACAACAGGAACTTCTATTCTTTTACCATTTTGGATTACTGTAGGTTTAATCACATTATTAAAATAGTATAATATAGTTTCATCAATGTCATATAACCCAACTGTAAATGGTTTTACAGTATCTCCTTTAAATGAAGTTTGATTACTTCTATCAGTTCTTTGATAAGCAGAGTCATTAGGATTACCTATTTCCTTAGAATAAGGATTATGCATTTCTTTACTCATCTCTCTTTGAGACTTTGGTACTACTTTTCTTCCTCTATTTGACATGTTTTATACTTGATATTAATCTTTCTTCTGAAATTCCTACTCTATCTGCTGGTACATAATGTGCTTCTGCTATTATTGATACATCATAACCAAAATTTTCTAAATCATAATTCCCAAAAGCATTATACCCATTATCATCTTTATTAGGGTAATTTGGATCTTTACCTACAAATAATTGATTGTTAATTAAATTATAAATTTCATAATACCCATTTTCATACCATATTATATCTCCAACTTGTGGAACTACTACTCCTATTTTACCAGACCCATTAGATACTACTCCTGCTAAATCATCCCTTAAAAATTTAAATGTACGACCTCCAGCAAAGTCAATACCTAAATCTGAGTTAGGAGAACTTTGATCTTGTCTATCAATTAAAGTATTAAGTAACATCGGGGCTTCATAGTATTTTTCTTCAGCCGCTTCACCATAAATGTTAACACTAGTTTCTTCTAATCTAAATTTATAAAGAGCACATTCTTGTACTATAACATCCCACATTAATTCTCTACTAATGCCTCTAAACATACTTATATCTCTTGCTCCTCCAAATAATGCCATATTATCCTATATAAATTGGGTAAGGTACTGCTGCTTCAATCCTAGTTAATGCTTCTGCTTCAGCTGCCTTTACTTCTAATAAATTACTTCTTGAAGTTTCATCAAAATATTCTCTTAATCTTGTAATTAATGCTAATTTCTCTGTAGTTGCGGCTGATAGTAAATCTTGTTGGTTTAATTGTGTTTCTGCTCCTGGTATTGGTACTTGTGTATACTTACCTCTAATATATCCTAATATTTCTTTACAAATAGATAAAGTATAATCAAATATCCAACTTCTACCAATAGAATTAATTTCACAATAATCAGGATTACAATAATTAACATTTGAAACATTAGTTACATTATATTGTCCTTCAGGATATTTAGAAATTGGATTATTTCTTTCTGATAATTTTATATATTGTATACGTAAGCTTCCACTATGTTGTGGTATAGGAAATATTCTTAAATTATTATTAACTAATTCAAATGAAAATTGCGATCTTCGGATTTGATCACTCATTTCTATAGCTTGAATTTTTTGTATGTCAAAACTAAGGGGCATCATTAATTCAGCAGTACCTATACCAGGTGAAAATCCTTGCCAACCAAAACTATCCATCATATTCATTAAACCTGTTCCTGTACCTGCATAAGGATCAAAAAATCTTGAAATTGCTGGTACTGGTTCATAAAATACTCTTTTTACTTCTATAAAATCTTTATTATCTAATCCTAAGGATTCAGAAGCCCAAGTTTTTAAATCATAATCTTGTTGACCAGCAAAAGTAGGAACTGATCCTGTATACCAAGTTGTTGTTCCTCCTGTTCCTGCTTCTTCTCCATATTGTTCAGAATATCGTACTACACTAGCAAAATTAGGAGTTATCAATTCATGGTTTAAATTTGATGCTGTAGGTGATCCTTCAATAGATAAATAATTTTCTCTAACTTTATAGGCATACAATTCATTACCATAAGTAGTTACTGCATCTTCAAATGCTGCATAGAAGTTTAAATCTTGTAATTCAACATCCATTATAGGATAGCCTAATCTTCTTGCAACATATGTTACTACTCTATCAGCATCCGTTTGAAAGTCAAATTGGTTATCATAAAATCCAAAAGGTGTATCACCAGGAAAAAAAGATGATGAACCAGGATAAATTGGGATTACAGCCATAATTTTAATTTTGTTATAAATATTAGAAAATTTCTAATAATGTGTTATTTTCTTACTTTAAGATATTCCTATTACTTTACTAATACTTGATTTAGGAATAGCAATTACTTTACTCATACTTGAACCAGCAATGCCAATAACGTTTTGAGTATAACCAGAAGCAGCTTGATCAAATTGTAATTGCATATTAGTAGCACTTCCAAAATTTAAATTTAAAAAATCAAAAACTTCTTCAGCAGCAGTATCACTTCCCTCATAATCATTATTAGATACTACTCCTATCTTAACATAACCAGTAGTAAACATAGTAGTTAATGCAGTTCCCGATAAGTCTATACTTTGTACACCAGCTGTGTTACTTACTTGTTCACTACCATAATTTGACCCATTAAAGGTATAATTACTCCAATCACTTGTGGTTAAAGCAGTTCCTAATGTACCCCCAAAACCTGTAAAGGGTATTGCATAGAATACAGCGTTGTTAGTAGTAGTAGTAGTAGTAGTTAATCTTAATGAAACATTAGTAATAGTATCACTTGCATATGCTGTTACATTAAATCCAAAAGCTGCTCTATTAAAGAAATAAGTACTTCCTCCTCTTCCTGGGTATTTTTGAAATTGAACAGCTGTAACATTAGTGAAAGTTGATCCAGGATTTGCCCTTGCTGAAGCTGCTGATGAACGGGCTGTGTTAAAATTAGTTGACCCTGCTCCTACTAAATAACCATCTTGTGTAGGATTAACGTTTATTGTAGCCATAATTTAAAACTGTTTTTTAGGTAAAAAATATTGATTATAATTAAAATATTGGTTTATAGGTGGAGTTACATTATATACATCATATGTTACATCTGGTATATTATAAAAATTATTTGATCCTGTTATTGAATTCCACCATGTTGCTTTTCCACCTTCTTTCATAAATGATGATAAAGATGAAGAGAAATTATTCATATTTTTATCACCATAAGTATCCATAAATAAACCATCATAAGTACTTAAAGAATCCTTTATATCATACCAACTACCTTCTATTATAGTTACATTGGATTTATCTGCCGCCCATGCTTGAGCTTTTGGAATCATATCTGGATGGTTTTCTATAATAGTATGTGAATTTATAGTATGTGATTGTATATAATTTGCTGATATCCCCATTCCGAATCCTATTTCAAGAATATCACCACCATTTTCACATACATAAGCTGCTGATGATGACATTAAGGGATCTTCCCAATCCATCATTACGTAATTAATATCTTCAAATACTATATTAGATTCATTAAATACTAAACTTTGAGATATATATATCATTTTTTTTTTTATTTTATCAAAGTTCTACCCATGTCCTATCAGGAGAGAAATAAATTTCATTTTCACCAACAGCATAACCAACAACTCTAGCCCAACCACTTGTTGGTACTGTATTTGTTATGTTACCAGGTGTAGCTGATAAGTAAAGTGGAGCACCAATAGTAAATCCATGCGTTTCTTTATAAATAAACCCTGATAATAGCATACCATCTCCAGTTGAAGAGTTATCTAATGCATATGCTAGTAAACCAGTAGCTTGAGTAGCTGTATTATTTCTATCAGATAAAGCCCATGTTTCAGCTGAAGAATAATAATATACTTGACCTTGTGTTGTAACAGTACTTCCTCTTTTCATTAAAATACCTGAGGAATTATTTGTAGAATTGAAACTTGAGTTAAAAGTTATACTAGAATATCTATTAAATAGCATTTCATTTCTACCAGTACCTTGACCATCACTAGCTAGTGTTACATTAGAATTAGCAATTCCATTAGGAGCAGTTGAATTTAAAACTATAATAGCATTATCACCAGTTCCAGTTATATTAGCTGCTCCTACAGCACCTTGTGCTCCTGTAGTACCTGTATTTCCTTGATTACCTTGATTACCTTGAGTACCTGTATTTCCTTGGGCACCTGTATTTCCTTGAGCACCTGTAGTACCTGTAGCACCTTGAGCACCTACATTTCCTTGATTACCTTGAGCACCTGTATTTCCTGTATCACCTATATTTCCTTGAGCACCTTGATTTCCTGTATCACCTATATTTCCTTGATTTCCTTGAGCACCTGTAGCACCTTGAGCACCTACATTTCCTTGGTTACCCTGACCACCTGTATTACCTGCATTACCTTGTGCACCTGTAGCACCTTGAGCACCTACATTACCTTGATTACCTTGACCACCTGTATTACCTGCATTTCCTTGAGCTCCTGTAGCACCTTGGGCACCTGTACCTCCTGTATTACCTGCATTACCTTGTGCACCTGTATTTCCTTGTGCTCCTGTAGCACCTTGAGCTCCTGTACCACCGGTACCACCTGTAGTACCTGTAGCTCCTTGGTTACCTTGATTACCTTGACCACCTGTATTACCTGCATTACCTTGGTTACCTTGAGCTCCTGTAGCACCTTGTGCTCCTGTTGTACCTGTATTTCCTTGAGCACCTGTATTTCCTTGAGCACCTGTAGTACCAGTTGCACCCTGTGCACCTGTTGTACCTTGATTACCTTGTGCACCTGTATTTCCTTGATTACCTTGAGCACCTGTAGCACCTTGAGCACCTACATTTCCTTGAGAACCTGTAGAACCTGTAGCACCTTGATTTCCTTGATTTCCTTGATTTCCTTGGTTTCCTTGATTACCTTGAGCACCTGTTGCACCCTGTGCACCTGTTGTACCTTGATTACCTTGTGCACCTGTATTTCCTTGATTACCCTGAGCACCTGTAGCACCTTGAGCACCTACATTTCCTTGAGAACCTGTAGAACCTGTAGCACCTTGTGCACCTGTAGTTCCTGTATTACCTTGGTTTCCTTGGTTACCTTGAGCTCCTGTATTTCCTTGAGCACCTGTTGCACCTTGTGCACCTGTTGTACCTTGATTACCTTGATTACCTTGTGCACCTGTATTTCCTTGTGCACCTGTATTTCCTTGTGCACCTACATTTCCTTGAGCACCTGTAGAACCTGTAGCACCTTGTGCACCTGTAGTTCCTGTATTACCTTGGTTTCCTTGATTACCTTGAGCTCCTGTATTTCCTTGAGCACCTGTTGCACCTTGAGCACCTGTAGTACCTTGATTACCTTGATTACCTTGTGCACCTGTATTTCCTTGAGCACCTGTAGCACCTTGAGCACCTGTATCTCCTTTATCACCTACTAATGCAAAAGATACAAGAATTTCTTCATTAGAACTAAATGGAGAGGTTGCTGAAGAAGCTTGTTCATTTATACTTAATTTCCACCATCCCCCATTATCGACTAAATCAGAAATTGAAAATAAAATAAATTGTGTTGAATCTAATTGATTAGAGATTCTCATATGTCCCTTTACTGCTGATTGTGCAGCATCTATAGATTCTAGAAATTCTTCTATATCAGTTCCATCTTGAGTTGTTTGACTAATTGCTGAAAATATTGCAGAATTTTGATTTGTAGACGCTAATCTTAAAAATCCAGTACCAGGATTAGCCATAGTGGTACTAGTACCAAATTGATATTCAAAAGTAGCACCACCAAAATTACCATCTGTTCCTTGTGTACCTGTAGTACCTTGATTACCTTGATTTCCTTGGTTACCTTGAGCTCCTGTTGCACCTTGAGCACCTACATTTCCTTGTGCCCCTGTATTTCCTTGATTACCCTGTGCCCCTGTAGCACCTTGAGCACCTGTATTTCCTTGATTTCCTTGATTACCTTGAGCACCTGTAGTACCAGTTGCACCTTGTGCTCCTGTTGTACCTTGATTACCTTGTGCACCTGTATTTCCTTGATTTCCTTGAGCACCTGTAGCACCTTGAGCACCTACATTTCCTTGAGCACCTGTATTTCCTTGGTTACCTTGAGCTCCTGTAGCACCTTGTGCTCCTGTTGTACCTGTATTTCCTTGAGCACCTGTATTTCCTTGTGCTCCTGTAGCACCTTGTGCACCTGTTGTACCCTGATTACCTTGTGCACCAGTATTACCTATATTACCTTGAGCACCTGTAGCACCTTGAGCACCTGTATTACCTTGAGCTCCTGTATTTCCTTGAGCACCTGTAGCACCTTGAGCACCTACATTTCCTTGAGCACCTGTATTTCCTTGA